TGAGAGCATTACAATATCCTTATCAACAGCTACAAGCATATCAAGGTGCTGTTACTGGTGTACCAGGATTGTTTAGTGAATTTTCTAAAAAGAAAACAGGTTCAGGCGATATTCTCGGAACACTTGCTAGTTTAGCTGGTGCGAAGGTAGGTTATGATGGAAAACTATTTAGCGGATGGTAAAAATATTATGAAAAAACCATTATCTTTTTATCAACCAACAATGCAGATACCAGACACTACTTCTGGTTTCGATATTAGTAATTCACTTTTAATAGAAAATGAGGTCTTTCCTGGGTTTAGAAAACCTGGCGATGCTTTTGGTGATAAGCCATTAATGCAAAATCTTTATGATACACAGAAGTTCAGTCAAAGTGTTGAACCTTTAAAAGCACAAAAAGCTGAAGAGGATATTAGAAGAAACCAATTCAGAGGAAACATGCTGATGGCTCTTGGTGATGCTTTGAGGGGTAAAGATATTAGTTCTGGATTTCTACAAAGACAACAATCATTTCAACAGCAAGCAGAGAAAAGAATAGCTGAAGCAGAAGCTGCACAAAAACAACAAAGATATAATGATATTTATAACAGCGCACCCCCAGATATACAGCGAATGATGGATGCGTATAGTGCTGGTGTTCCTAAAGGTGTTATAGAAAGTCAATTTAACCAGCCAAGCGATAGCTCAACTTCAGCAATAGATAATTTACAACATTTAAATAATTTATATGAAAAACTCAACAGTGCAACAGACAAAAATGAAAAAGAATCAATACAAAGACAAATTAATGATTTTGAAGGCATACTAGGCACTAAAAAATATGATGTTGATTTTGAAGCTCGTAAAGCTGAAGCTATAGAAAAAGCAAAACAAGGGGGCGTAAGTGTAACCCCGCTTCAGAAAAAAATAGATGAAGCATTTAGCCTTAAAGCAGTTGAATTTGAAAGCGGAGGCAAAGCACAAGTTGAAGGTAATATTGCAAATTTACAAAATGTTATAGGCATATTAAAAGATGGTAACAATGTTTCAGGACCATTTATTGGCCTATTACCAGAAGGTGTGCAATCATTTACTAATCCAAAAGCTTTAGCTATTTTAGGGAATATTAGAGATATTGTGTTTCAATCATTAAGAGAAAAACTTGGTGCACAATTTACAGAAAAAGAAGGAGACAGATTGGTGGCTGCGGCATACGACCAGCGGTTATCTGAAGAAGAAAATATTAAAAGATTAAAAAGACTATTAAAAATTACACAAGACGCAGCAATAGCGAAACAAAACATGGTTAACTATTACGGGGAAAATGGCACGCTAGCAGGGTATGAAAGCACTCCATTAACTTTTAATAGCCTTATGGATAGTTTTATTGCTCCAGATTTAGCAAATAAATCAGATGATGAAATTAGAGCAATGTTTAAAAATGGCGATAAAGATACACGACAAGCAATTCTTAGATATGTAGAAAAAAACAAAGGTGAATAATGAACCTGCTTGAAGAATTACAAAAAATACAAGAAGAAGAAAATGCAGCTATAGACAATAACCCTGCAAATCAAAATCAAAATATATTAATAGAAGCAGCTTCTAATATTCCTGGTAGCGCATTACAATTTGGTAAAGATTTAATTAATCCAATATTACACCCTATTGAAACAGCTACATCATTAAAAGATTTAGGCGTTGGTATATATCAATTATTTACGCCTGGCGTCCAACCAGAAGAAGAAATAGCAAATGCTGTTGGTAATTATTTTGCAGAAAGGTATGGCGGCTTAGAAAATATTAAAAATACATTTGCAAAAGACCCAGTCGGTTTTTTAGGCGATGCTTCTATTATATTAACTGGAGGTGCTGGCTTAGCAGCAAAAGCCCCTCAGTTAGCTGGTAAAACCACGTCAACAATTAGCAAAGTAGGTAATGTTATTGACCCTGTTCAACAAGGAGCAAAAGCAGCAAGCTTTGCTGCAGATAAAGTTGGCGGAGGTGTTGCTGATATTTTAGGTTTATCAACTGGCGCTGGCGGCGATGCAATTAAAACAGCAACGCAAGCTGGTAAAGTTGGAGGTCAAGCTGAAAAATCTTTTATTGAAAATATGAGAGGAAAAGCTTCTGCTAAAGAAATTGTTCAGCAAGCAAGCGACAAAATAAAAGATATGTCGCAGTCCAGTAAACAAAAATTAAAATCCGGAAAAACAAAACTTGAGCTTGAAAGTAAGCCTATTAAAATTAAAAATATTAGAAAAAGTTTTGATGATTTTACAAAAAATAAATCATTTGAAGGCATGTCAGAACTATCAATAAAAGCACAAAACAAATTAGAAAATATTAATAAAATTATTAAAGAATTTGAAGCTAATCCAAAACTGCATAATGCAAAAGGTTTGGATATATTAAAAAGAAGAATAGATGCTGAATATCCTACCGGCTTAAATGTTGGCGATTCTGGTATGGTTGTAACAGCTATGAGAAATAAAGTTAAAAATCAAATTTTAAAAGAAGTGCCAGAATATGGCGATGTTATGAAAGCTTATGAGGAAGCAATAACATTAGAAAAACAAATAGCTAAAGAATTAAGCCTTGGAAATAAAACGGCTGCCGGCACAACTTTAAGAAAATTACTTTCAGTTATGAGAAACAATGTAAATACTAATTTTGGCAACACATTAGAAATGGTTCAAAAGCTTGATCCAGAATTATTGCCAGCGCTTGCAGGTCAATCTTTAAGTAATATAACACCAAGCGGTATACAAAGAGTTATTGGCGGCGGTCAAGTTGGGGCGACAGCTTTAGGGTATGTAGATCCAATAAATATTATACCAGGCTTAGCTATTCAATCTCCACGATTAGTTGGTGAAGCTGCATTAAAATCAGGGCAACTGCAAAAAGCGATAAGCACAATGCCAAAAGTAATTCCAGATACATTAACATATATAAGACCTTCGGCGCCAGCCCTAGAAGAAGGTGAAAAACAAAAAGAATTAAATTATTTAAATAGCTTATTAAATAAATAACATGTCTCAATATAAAGTAGGACGTGCAGGAGAATATCTTGCGGCTTATTATTTATCCCAACATTTTGATGAAATTTTTGAACCTAATCCAATAGCTCGATACGATTTTTTGGTTATGAAACATGATATACCATACAAGATTCAAGTCAAAACATCTGAATCTATTTTTAAACACCGCAATAAAGACATGGTCCGTTGGGATACAAAAAAAAGAGTTAATAAAATTAAAAAAATGTATAGAGAAGATGAAGTAGATTTGTTTGCTTTTGTTTATTTACCATTAGATAAAGTTGAATTTGTTGCTAACAGAAACATGACTGCAACTTGGCAAAAATCTTTGCCTTATATTAAAGATGTTAATACAAGAAAGTCTTTAGAAAAATCAATTTTTGTTATAAATGCGTTGAAAGAAAACGACATTTAGTTTATTACTACAACCTGAGAACAATCAGATGATTTGTATGTTTGGTTTTTGGGAGACTATAAAAGAAAAACTGCTTAACACATCCTGTTAACAGCCGATTGCTCTACCACTGAGCTACCGAGGAACACGATGTCCTAATAAGGTTATAATGGCGGTTAATCAAGAATAATTACTCAAAAACTTGACCTAAATTTCATTATGTTGTTATCATAAATATACGCTATGTTGCTATTTTGTTCACGGGTAAAACATAACAAAATACAACCACAGCACAACTAGAGAGAGAAAAATGAAATACGATAAAGATAAAAAAGATAAGAATATACTGATATATCCGTCATGTTATACCTTTGCCTACATCATTGAAGGCAGAAGAAAGCAAGGTAAATTAGCCGACATTAACACCCCAATAGAAGCTGTTAGAATTAAAGCTGCCAAATATCACGCTATGGTATTGGAGGGTAAAGATCCATTTGCAAGGTCCTTGAACACCAGCAAGACTGTTCAAAGTTTTACTGAGTCTTGGTTTAAGTATTTAGAAAAAACTAAGAAAGGTAAGAAGCGTTATGAAAATGTTTTTAATAGCTACATCAAACCTACCTTTGGTCAAAGAGACATAGCCACCATAACAAACCAAGAAGTCTTTGAATGGTTCTATGATATTGAAAGTGAAAGCATGGCTAATGAATCTTTATTCATATTAAAGAAAGCCTTTAACATTGCTAGAGCTGGTGAATACACAGACAAATATCCTTTTAAGTTGGTTAAGAAATATACCCAAAAGATTAGAAAACATTATCTAAGCCAAGACGATCTAGTTGACGTTATCAAAGAACTTAATGCACGATACGAAATACATAGAAAAAAACCTGCGGTTGATTTTATTTGGATGTGCATATTAACAGGAGCAAGATCGGCTTCTGAGATAGGTAAAGCTAAATGGATGCATTACAAAGGAGATCGTTTGGTTTTAGACGAACATAAGACCGACTATACAGGCGAAGAAAGAACTATATATATCAACCCTCAAGCTAAGAAGATTATTGAACGTCAGCCAAAGACTAATGGCCCTAGAAGCGAATATATCTTTAGCATTAAAACACCATATCGTATGTGGGTTAATATCAGAAAGAAACTAAATCTAAACCATATAACACTACATGATCTAAGACATAGTTTTGCCAGTCATTGTATTTCGTATGAGAAGATGACGTTGAAAGAAGTCGGTGATTTACTAGGACATAAATCAACACAAACTACAAATAGATATGCTCACCTAATAGAAGAAACCACTATTGATAACATCAATAGGATGGGTAAGTTTCACTCTAAGTTTTTTTAGCTTTAAACTTATTTATTAAAAAGTGCTTGTTTGCTTTGAAGTATTCAAGCACTGATCCATATGGTTCTTCGTTGTAGTATTTAATTTTATTTCTATTACAGTCATAAAATTTATTCGTAACATACTCTCTAAAAGTTTCCTTCATCTTTATACCTCTCTCTTAAATCGGCTTCATTTTCTTGTAGCCATTCATCGTAATCTAAAATTATCTCACCTACATTCTGCTGGTAGTAGAAAAGATATTGCTTATCTAAAAAGATTTCCCAATCTATTTTTTCACAATCAAAATCTTTAACTGTTAAGGGTTTGCCGTTTGGATCTACATTGTAAGTATGCTGCAATTCTAGCTCTATATAATGTATGGCTTTTTGCAGGTCCTTAATATGATCTTTCCTTTTACCCTTTTTACCAGACCTGGTAATGTATTTAATACTGTTCCCAAGACACCAACTAATGTCGTTCTTGATAATATATTCTATTGGTTGTGCTCTACCTTTATAGTGGTTGCCACCAACTTGTCGCTCTGTTGCAAGCTCTCTGTTAGCTTTGTTCCACTCTTCTGGTGTAACCTTATCAATACTCATCTTTCTTTCTCCTATTAAAATTCATTATGAGTTTTTTCTCTCATCTACTTGATATTACACAATTTTTTGCGTAAGGTGAACAAATAGAGAACATTTAAGTATTACTTAATACATACAAGGGAAAAAAATGAAAGACCGAAATTTTATAGATCAATCAGAATTAGCAGAGCGTTGGAAGCGAAGTGAACGTACATTAGAGAACTGGCGTTCAAGAGGTATTGGAATCCCATACTACAAAATTGGTGGCAAAGTGCTGTACGATTTTGAAGATGTGACAACTTACGAGAGCGAACAATTACAACAACCTATTAACAAGGAGTAGTTATCGCCCACAGTCTGGTTAGTCCATCTTCGTTTGACAAGATTTGGAGTAAGTGCCCAGCTAGTGCAACACTGAGCAGTAAAGCTCCGTATGTTGCCAGCGAAGCTACTGTAAGTGGTAGTGCTTGTCACTGGATGGCTGAGAAAGTTTTGAAACAAGAGTTGATAGACTTGGACCCAACAGAACACTTTGTGGGTCAGAAATATAAGGATGGAGATATTGAGATAACAATAGATGAAAAGTTAGTGAAGAAAGCACTAGCCTATTCAAACTATGTTTTCAAAAGACAAGAGGAGATGGAAGCTAAAATGTTGATTGAAGAAAAACTTTATGTGCATGAAGTGAACGATCATTTATTTGGTACAGCAGATATTATTCTCATTGGTAAAGACAAGATAAGCCTGATTGATTTGAAGTCAGGTAAATGGCCAGTTGAGGTCATAGATAACGGACAGCTTAAGATATACACCCTAGGGGCGGTAGCAAGGTGGGGTGGAGATTACCAATATGAAAATGTTATTTTTCAAAATGGAAAAGCCAAGGAGACAATTCTTGATCTGCATGAACTTGTAGATTGGGGTTTAGGATATTTGAAAGACTGCGTTGATGCAGCTCTGGAAAAAAATCCGAAAGAAGTAGTAGGGCAACAATGTTTGCTCTGCAAGGGTAAGACTTATTGTAAGTCTTATAATAATTTCACAGAAAATGGAGGAAAGATTTTATGGAAACCAACCCGATAATTACGATGGATAATCGTGAGATATTTGAACATGATCTCACACACGAAAGCCGACCAGTCGTGCAAGACCTGGTAGGAGTATTGCAAGAGAAACAAAGCCTTATGGCTGAAGCTCAAGAAGCAGCTAAGAAAGTAGCTCACTTCAATTCATTACTAAAGAATGAAGCCTTGTTAGTTGAAAAACTAAAACCAATGCTTCCTGAAGTAAAAGAAGATGAAGATGAAGTAGCTACTGGCATTATAGGAAAGGAGTCTAAGTAATGGCTTTTTCATTAGCTGATATAAAAACCAAAGCTACTTTAAAACCACCAAGAATATTGATTCATGGGAAACCTGGAGTTGGTAAAACAACTATCGCTTCAGAGTTCCCTGAACCATTATTTCTTATGACCGAAGATGGTCTAGGTGTGATTGATGTGGCCCATACTGATTTATTAAAAAATTATGATGACATAATTGAAATACTAAAATCATTACTAGCAGAAGATCATAAATATAAAACTTTGGTTATTGATTCATTGGATCATTTAGAACCAATTATTTTTGATAAGACTTGTAAGGTTGAAGGTTTTAAAGACATCAATGAACCTGGTTATGGTAAAGGCTTTAGTCTAAGCCTTAAATACACTAGGGAAATAATTGACTTACTAAATCAATTACGAGAACAGAAAGGCATGATTATCTGTATGTTAGCTCATTCAGTAATCAAGCGTTTTGAAGATCCTACCTCAGAAGCCTACGATAGATATGAGATTAAATTAAATGCCAAGCATGGTTTTTTATATTTAGAAGTCTCAGATATTGTTGGCTTTGCTGATTTCAAAACTGGAACAGTTGTGGAAAAAAGCAGAGGTGGTGAAAGAACCAGAGCAGTGTCAACTGGTCAAAGGGTTCTACACGTTGAAGAACGCCCAGCGTTCTTAGCGAAGAATAGATATAGCTTACCTGCTGAGTTACCACTCAAATGGGATGCTATTAAAGATGCAATTAAAAAACCTGGGAAAAACCAATAATGCTTTTTCGTATGAAAATTCATTGGATTCTTAATGGTTAAATATTGTTAGATAAATAATGGGTAAACCGAAACCAATCGACATTCCTAAGACTCTTATGAGAGTGCGAAGAACTTTGCAAAAAGTTTTAGACGATCCAAGAGCAACTTATGAATTAGATACGATTTATCCAGTCGGTGTTACTGAGAGCATAGAGGAGACTATCGAGGGATTAGATAATATTATCGAATACGTTGAAGATCCTCGCTCTTACACTGGTTAATTAATAGGAGAAAAGCAAATGGCAGATTTGTCAAAACATTTCGAGGGTGGTTTGAAAGAACCTACTGACGATAGAACTCAAATAGAAGAGGGAAGGTATAATTTAATTTACAGCCACACAGAACATAAGCCATATAAAAATGGTGGTTCTGGTCTTAAGTTACATTTCAAAGTGGAAGATACCAACATAACAGTTGGAGCATTATTCACTGTGGAAGGTAGCGAGAAAGCAAAAGAAGTTGCTGAAAAGAGTTTGTATCTGTTAGCGAAAGCAGCAGGTATTGATAACTTTTCCGATACAGACCTCCTTGCAGGTAGAAGTGTAAGCTGTGATCTCAAGAGAAACGATAATGGTTATTTAGAAATAGATGACAATTATGGTAGCAACTGGGAAGCAGCAATTCTGCCTGGTCTCGGAAAAGATACACCTAAAGTTGCAGAAACAAAAACTGCAACAGAAGGTGATAATGCTGCGTGGTAGAAGATAACTACCCCAGCTTATGCGGTTGCGGCCTTCCCGCAAAGCCATTTTTGGTCATAAAAGGAGAAG